TTCATTTAAGTATATAGAGAATAACCATATATACTTAACCAAAGGGTAAAGGGTCTGGTTCACCATGAACTACACCTTGCCAGGTTCACTATGAACCTCACAAATTTCTTTGTTATTTGTCTTGACTTTTCTTTTGATTTTTTGCTTGATTGGTTGAGACTGTGGACAACGGCTGGGCAAGTTGTCTGCCTGAATTTGCTTGTAAAAAAATAAACAAACTCAGGCAGGCGGCTGAAACTTGATTGTATATCAACTTGTGGTATCCGTGTGTTCACCCTATTTGCCGTTGGTTATTCCCCAAACAAGCCTACTGTGTCAAGTGTCCCTAACAGGTTCAGAAAGCGCAAAGTTGCGCTCTCTTACTTATGGCTTGTCCTGCATCGTCAGAAACGATACACCCATCCTTCGTCAGCACTTAATGGCAGCTTTCGCCTTTCGGATGCATGTGTAAATAGGGAAACACAGAAGGCATCCTATCCTCATTTTTTGCGTCGGCTGAGTCACTACCCTGTCAAGTTTTACGTGTTTTAGAGCATTCCACGGCAGTCTCTTTCGCCACTTGTGGCGATGGCGCCATATTGGAGCCTTCGAAAAAAGGCATCACTAAATACAACACCTTAATTCAGGAGTATAGACTGACTGTATTCAGTTTTAAGGGGCTCGCAAAACGCTACCCCCTTTAATAATAATCCGAATGTAGTAATACAGGGTCTGCAGAGGACAGGGAATGCCGCTCCCCGTCCTCACTGTTTATTCAATGGTCTGCTTTCCACACCGTGAAGATATCGACATACTCACTCTTACAGAACGCAAGCTCACTGACTTCAGATACCATACATTCAATCACATCAACGGTAGGGCATTTCTTGATAATCCATTCTATGATTGAGTAAAGATGATCTTTGTAATTGCATGTAAACCTTTCTTTCAACAAATTATTTCGCTTATCATATGCTTTAAATTCATAAGTGGTATATGTGTTTTTCATTTCAATCCATCCCCTTGATTAAATTGTTATGTTTAAATACAATGGGAGGGTACTAACCCATCAGATTAGGAGAGTGCTGGTGACACTCTTCCTAATCACCCAAACCACGCTATGCACAATATGCTTAAAGCTGGTATAACTACGATCAATCCCCCAAATACAACCTGACAGAACCGCTCGTTATGTAAATCCGTCTTACTCATCTTCATCTACTTCTACCACAGTTGCTTTTTCATCTATGTAAAACACATTGTCTGTTATAGTTGGGATAACTGTTTTACCTCCCCCCATATCCAACATGATATGAGGGAAATTAACACCCATCTCTCCTGCTTCTACTAACGCTGCTATTCCGTCTTTCCGATCATTCGCATCAAGTTCAACACAAACCGGTATTGTCATATCTGTGAAGATTCTGAGACGCTTTTTAGGTTTTCCATCGTCGTATGTTTCAATGAAGTTGTTTTCTTCTTCAAACATCTTCCCTCTGAAGTAATTAAAATGATTCGTCATTTCCTCGATACGCTGTTCGTTTGTGATTGCCCCTAAGCTTGCTACATTAGTTCCTACAGTGTGACGGTTAATTTGCATTGTCGTTATCCCCTTTAGTAAGTTTTGTTTTTATCAAGAATCTGATAGCCTTCCGGTGTAACAAGCTCCCTATTGTCAATGAGAGCATCCCATAATCGTGTGCTGAGCAACTTATCAATTACTGCATTGGTTAAGCTTCTGAGGTTTTTGTATTTGATGTCTTCAGCCAAGAATACTGAATGGATGCTGTCGTATTTCCCATCCTTCCTTTTAAGGACTTGATACAGATGTACTTGACCATCTTCGCCAGAAATTGCGAATTGCTTGTAAAACAACATTGCTGGAAAGTCACCCAAATCACTTCTACGAATGGTTATTCGTTTCAAATCACTCACCCCTAATTCATATTTTCTAACTCAACGTTTAACTTTCTAAACACAGTATATTACCTAATTTGAACTCGGTCAATACATTTATGAAAAAAATGTTTAAAAAGTTAAATCTGAAGTTTTGCAATGTGCTATAATAAAGAAAAACCCTTGAGGTGTATTATGAAGTTAAGACCTAGTTATAAACCGATGGAAATCACTCTTATAAAAAAAGATAAGCGTAAAATAGATTTAAGGAATGACCTTGATGTTTCATCAGCAACTCTTGCTAAAATGTCTAAAGGGGAAGCAGTGTCACTCTCAGTTATAATTAAAATTTGTGAGTATCTTGAGTGTCCGATACAAGATGTAGTTGAATTAGTTGAAGTCAATGACTCAGACTCTTAAGCAAAAGTATTGCTTTTATTTTTTAATTCGTTAAACAAAACCATTGAAATATTTCACGAGTCAATAAACCAAAAGTATTGCAATAGCTGTTATACTGTACGGAGAGGTGAACGGGATGGAGAAACAAATATTAGAAGCTATTCAGCAGTTATCAAAAGACATTGCTGAAGTTAAACAGGATGTAAAAGAAATCAAGAATACAGTTACACGTATAGAGGAAAACGAACCTGAAGAAGTTATGTCCATGCTTAAATTGATCAACAAGAATATTGAGCGTGATCATAGCTATAACGATAAGAAATTCTCTAGCTTAGAGAGACGTATCCATGAATTAGAAGAGAGATTGAATAACTAAGCGACCTACAAGGGGATGGGATAACATGAGTATCAGTAAGATTAGAAGTTTTCTGTATAAGTCCTCACGTATCTTAGGAGACGTTCAAGCAGCTAAGAATGGTACGTTGGGTAAACGTGTAGCAAGACGTGCTGCAGGAAGAGCGACCAGCAAACTAATGAAAAACATTTTTAAATAGGCAGTATTCCCCCTTCTAAATGTGGTATTCTTTACCTAAACCATAAAGGGGGAAAAATTACATATGAAGAAATTCACGCTTTTTTTTATTGCTCTTATGTGCTTTTCATTAACTGCATGTGGCAGCAATTCAGAATCGTCAAATGATTCAAAACAAAGTAAAACAACAAATACAGCAGTCAACTCTAAAAAAACTGATGACACAGAAACAACTGAACAAGGAGAGAAAAAAACCTTGTCTGTTATTGGTGACAGTATTGAAGATCCGAGCGTCGGGAAAGTTACATTGGAGTCTCGTAAAGATTTAAACCAGGTTCTTAAAGTTGGTAATCTAAGCATCTATTTAACCGGTGTAAAAGTTTTAACTGTTACAGATATGAACGAGGAATACAAAAATGATCTTACTAATTCACTTAAACAAGATTTAGACAAGTTTACATATGCTCAAATAACCTATACCCTAAAAAACAATGAGGCAGATCAAATTAATTGGTCTGGATTTGAATATGCAGTTGTTGACGGTGTTCAAAAGGATTTAGGCTACAATCGCATGATGCGTTACCCTAACCCTGAAAACATCGAAATCCTTGGGAACTCTTCTCAAGAAAATAGCTTCGTAACGGTTCCTGTAACCACTTCAACAAAGAAAGTTCGTCTAAAAACGGCTGATGTTCTCTTAAGCGATAGAAGCAAAGATAACCGATTAACACATGGAAAAGAAATTGAAGTATCAATAAAATAAAAAAAAGACCCCTTCACAGTTATTTGTGAGGGGGTTATTTATTGTGTGGTCTATGTTTAGAATTAGCTTCAAGCTCCTTTTTCAAGACCTCTACATCCTGTCTTAAAAACAAGGCTGATCGTCCAATCCTTTTAACAGGTATTATTCTTTCTGTATTAATCAATGCACTCATACGTTGCTTATTAACGTTCAATATCTCAGCAACTTCAGTAGTGCTAAGGACTTCGTTGTTTATGAAGTCCTCAACTTCCTTGCGACTCTTTAGGTGATATTCCATGTTATTTTCTCCTTGAAATCATGTCTTTAATGATGGCATAAATCGTTAACAAAACCATAACAACCATTACTACAGTTGTAAATGAGTTTGTCCAAAATGAGCGTAAGCCAATTGCTGCAACAGACAATAAAATTAATGAAAAGATGAACTTTTGATTTTTCTTCATTTTTTATGCTAGACTGATTATAATGATATTGAGAAGCGAGTTAGTGGCTCGCTTCCCTAATCTCTGGTTAGTCCTTCTTATTTTTCTTCTCGCTATCGTTTGATTGTTGCGCAATCCATCCGATAGAGACGACGTAGAAGATAATTTGAAGGACTTTTATCATATTGTCTAGCATTTCCTCACCTCCTTATACATTTATTATAACACAACTATGTACTTGAGTCTATAGTTCATAAGAAGTTTTTTCAAATAAATAAAAGAATTCCCTCGAAAATTTCAAGGGAACGATTTATTTACTTAAACCATTTTTCCATACTGACCAGACACATAACGACGTTTACCGTTATGAATGATCTCCCAGTATCCTCTAGAGTTGTTTGAACCTCTAACAGACCCAGCGATATCAATTGTCTTACCAAGCCCAATTGTACCTACGTTCTTAGCTTTAATACGGTCAGGTTTGTCCATGATAATTGCAGCGTTTGATACGCCAACAATTTTGATCTTACCAACGGATTTGATGCCTGAGTTAGTGTTTTTAGAAGGTGCAGAAGATGCTTTCTTTCCAAATGTATCAGTACCATAGCCCTTAAAGTTGAATTGAAGGTGTGGCTGATCTACGAAACCTGTCCAATCCCCACCCCATTCAAAGCCAATTGATTTAGCATATGCAATGAATTTCTTAATATCAGATGCACCATAACCATTCCATTTAGTATCAGATTTAGAATAGCCACCAGTTGGCACGAAGTCTAATGCTTGTCCTACAAGGTGGTATGATTTCATTGTCTGTGAAGCACCTTTACGCACATTCTCACGTTGCTGTGCTTCTGAACGAATTGTTTCATAGATAAGTACGCCAATTTTGTTTTTCTCAGCGTAATCCATTAACTTTTTAGCAGCTGCTTTTGTGTTATCGCCAAGTTTGTTGATATTGTCCATGTTCCGTTTGTAATAATACATTGTCATATTAAATTCCTCCGTTTTAATTAAATTTAAAAGCCCGCCGATTACTCAGCAGACTTTTCTTTTTGACTGTCTTCTTCAATTACTTGTAACTTGTCTTTAATGAATCCAGGGACTTTAACTCCCATTTGTGCAAGGTTCTCTATAATAGATAGACCCTCATTAGCTATGTAAAATAAAACAGTTCCAAACACCAAAACGCCATTTAAATTGCAAATTTGATCTATAATATTGGCCAAGATGACAACAACAAAGCTCATGAACTTCCGCACGTATCCAAACCAAGCGTTTCTTGATCTTAATGATTTGTCTTTAACAGCCTTAACCACTCCCGTAAACACATCAATAAAGCTTAGAAGTAGCAGCAAATCAAGATATTTTACACCTCCAAATAAATAAGCTTTTGCAATTTCCAAAGTCTCAATATTCAACACCAATTCAATTCCTTTCATTTAGTTATCACCCCCTTTTAGGGCAAAATAAAAACACCTATTCACTTACAGGTGCAGTTTCTGTTGGGGGTGAACCTTCAATATATTCATCCCCCGTTATTTCCTTGTACTGTTCAGGTGTGATCCGTTTTCCCACAACATCAAACACTTGTTTCTTAGTCCATAACTTCTTTTCATAGAAATACTTAATATCTGAAAACCAATCAATCATGTTTAACCTCCCATAGCTACCAAATAATATAGATTTGCAACCTTCTCAGCCAGCACTTCAGTTTCACTCGGTTCAGGAGGAAGTGGCTTTAAACTATCAATGTATTCTTGAGTTGCAGACTCAAACCATTGTTCTTTTTTAACATCAAATTTAGCCCTATAAAATGAAACCGGTTCAACTTTAGTACAGTTTTCCGGAATCACATAATTACCTTCTTCATCCGGCTCAATCGTAATTGGTTTGGTTAAAATGAAATTTTCATCGTATTCATAAACCTGAATCATGCTGTCCCTCCATCCTGTAAGCCCACGACTACATCAAGATAATACCCTCCACCTGCTTTGCTTGAGTCAGCAGGATCTTGGTACTTTATTTTTAAATCTCCAGTATCATAAATGATTAAATTGGCTGTGCCGCCTGTTCCACTTAATGGCACAGTATAAACACCCCCACCGAATGGTACGTATTCTACCGGAATTGAGCCGAACATAATTTCTGGTTCAGTTCTAACATGCCCTCTTAAAATTAGAAAAGCTCCCCATTTTGCGTACATTGGGGTTCGGGTTCCGGCTGTAGCTCCATTCTTCAGCATGATGTTGGCATATGTGACAGCTCCGTTCCATTTCTTACGTTCAACATCAGAGGTATGTCGGATTTGATTATAACTATGTGCAGTGAACTGTTGTAACAATTCTTCCATTTTAGCTTTAAAATCTGATGTGAACTGTTGAAGTAGTTCCCCTACTTTATCCTTAAATGACTTATTCACATGAATATCTTCATCATTCACATGTGTATCAAAATCACTTTTAGGAGCTTGCTGAACGTTATCAACTTTATCAAGTCCGAGCTGTGCAGCAGTAACATTATGAGGATTTGAAGTATCTGAGGTATGTTTGTCAAAATCCGCTTTCTTTGCTTGCACGTCGTTAGTGACGGCTGATAACCCTATTTGTGCTTTTGTTACACCATGTGGGTTTTTCTTGTCATTCAAATGATTATCAAGATTCGATTGAACAGCATCTGCCTTTTCTTGAGCACCCTGTTTTGTTTCGATGTTCTCCAAGTCTTCAAACTTCTTCTTTAAATCGTCAAGCGTTTGAATGGTTGAATCATAAATCTCAATAACCTTTGCTTTCAATGTCTCAAAATCATCAATGTAGTATTCGCCTACTGGTGCAATATCTTGATCCATTAAGCTTTGTGTTACTTCAAAGCCAAACTTATGAGCAGACATAGCTTGTTTGTTGCTATAAACCAGTACTAACTCACATTGAAACAACCCATACATCTTAATTTCATCTTCATCGAGAACATATTCAGCAATTCCATTTACCTTATCAACCAATGTAACATCCCGCACTCTTTTCTTACCATTAGCAGGAACAAGTATTACTTTCCCTGTCACTGCTGATAATGGTAATGGCGCATCATCTTTACGCAAATTAAAAATCAGCTTTGCTGTTCCAACATCTTGAGTTGAAAACTTGAAAGCTGATCTGTATGTACCTTGTGAAACTGTATTAATGTCAAACGTATATGCTGATTTCTTGTAAATCGTTATTACCTCCTTATCTTATAAATGCTATTGCTACACCATATCCCTTATTAGAATCATACGGCTGCTTAATTTTCATGACTGTTAATCCCGTGTTGTCATCTGATTTGGATCCTCTACCATTCTTAGCTATAATCTTATCACCTGCTTGAACAGTATCATCAATACGTACATGTATCTGTCCAATAAGACCAACAATATGCCACTCATCACGCTCCTGTCGTGAAGTGTAGTCTAATTCAGGATCATAGTCCGGATTGGGCTTAGGAAGGCTTTTCTTTTCAGTTTTTATGTTCCCATCCTTATCTGTGTATTCAACTTCAGTTTCTTCATAGATCAATCCACCGAAATCATTTCTTAGGTATCTGTCATTCCAATAAAACTCAGCGCTACCTAATACAACGCCCGCTGTTTCAGAAACAACACCTAGAATCTCATCACCTTTTAAAGCCTTGCGAATCTTATCTCCTTCAAGGGTTACAAGGTATCCACTTTCAATCTTTTTGCCATCTGCAGATTCAAAATACTCAGCGTAGTCTTTGAAGTTTGAAGCACTTTCAACACGACCAACGCCTAAGATATTGCCGTTTTGTGAGTCTATTTCCCATTTAGTATTAGCTGTAGATGCTTTACCTGTTCCATATCCTCCCCTCATACTATAACTGTTGTTATTCTTAACAGCTTGGGAAGCTACAACCATTCTTGATGAGCCATCACCTTCAGTGTGACAGTTATTTGAGGCAATAACAGCTTGCCTTGAAGCTTCAGTTGAAGATCCACCAGATGAAGCGATAACAGCATTACGTTCACCTTTTGTTTTACAACCACCTGTTGTAGCAATGATAGCGCTCGTACGGTCTAACGGGTGTCCTGAAGTAGATGCAGCTCTAAAGCCACCTTTAACATTGTTTGGAACAACAGAATACTTCTCACCGCCTATAATAGCAGCATCAGTGTATCCGTAGGCTCTGACAAATAACAAATTTGCTTGCGTATTCGGGGATGTAATACCGGTTGTGCCACCCTTTGTGTGTAGAAGAGCATTTGATAAATTAATATTGTATACACCGCCACCAAGAACAATACCGACTGGGGCTGAATCATGAATCATCAGATTACTAATCATTACATCATCAGTTTTTTGATCTCCACCTACTACGTGTAAATCACAGTCTGCTTTCGCAAACCCTGTTATAGTCATACCATTGACTGTAATCTTACGGCTTTTAAATTGGAAAGAAACAATTGAATTGTCTTTATAGTCATAATCAGGGTCTCCTTCTGCCCTGAACCCATGAATATCTACCCGTTGATATGCGGACACGACTAATGCCCTTGGAGTAACACCCTCATACAAACTATTAAATACAGGCTGAATTGCTGTACAGTCTATTAAAGCTACGTCTCTCGCTGTATCACTCCATGGATCCTCTGCTTTGTGGTGCCCGATATGACGCAAATCATAAGAACGGACGTCACGGAAAGAAACATGATTGATGATATGGACATTCCTTGATGCTGGCCATCTCGCATGAGCTTTAACTTCTACACCTCGAATGTTTCCAGATGTAAAGTTACCTGTTAACCATACATTTTTTGATCCGTCATCAACTTCAATTCCATTGGAGTTAGACGATCCCTTATCATGTGCTTCACCTGATGGATTGATACAGTGACAGTTATTAATGAAAATGTATTCGCTATAGTGAGTCGTAATCCCATCGTCACCATAGTTAGAAGCTCTACAATTATCTATCCAGACGTATTTACATCCCTGTGCTGTGTAATCAGGCTCTTTGGCTGCGTCATGATTATAAGACGGAGCTGTAATATCAAAGCCGTGTAAGCCCGCATTGATTGAATTACAATTCTTGATCCATAAGTATTTAGTATTGGCGAATGTTACACAGCTTGATTGTATTCCACCTGCTGCTCTTAATCCACCTTGTCGATCTTTATTCCAATCAAACGTAATCCCCTTTACATAAATACCCTCGTTCCCGGCTTGATGATCTCTATTTGTAAGCAATATTGCTCCTGCTGGAGCGTCATCAGGCATTTTAAGATAGGTGATATCTTCTCCTTCGCCAATCAAACGACAGTTAGAAGGGACTTCAATTTGACCAACATATGTACCAGCAGAAAAATGGACTTCAACATTCCCCTCACCAATTGCATCTTTAAATGCTTGCGTACAGTCTGTAACCCCATCAGGGACAGCCCCAAAATCATCAACATGGACAATTCTATCCAACTTCTTTTTATAATAACTGGCATCGTACACAAATCGTCCTGAAGCTGTAGCAAAAGTCTTTCCATCAATAGCTGAAACTCTTAAATCAATAAGCTCATTTATGTTATGGTTGTCACTATTTAGAATGAGGTTGTCAATTCTTGAAGTATCAACCTTTAACTGATCAGCTACAGTAAAAGCTCCGTATGTGATTTGGTCGGCTGCGTGGGCTCCCCTCGCCTTTGCATGGACTTTTAAAGCGTTCAAGCTTTGATTAATTCCTATTTCGGTCAATCTGGCGTTTTCATCTAATATTGAAAACATTTTTGATGTTGGATTAACTCCATGATTCTTATTTAAATAAACCAATAATTATTTCACCTCTATTTTTGTCCCACAATCAGGATTTTCACTTTTGAATCACTAGGCACTTCAGTTGGTTCTATTGATTTCCCACTCAGGTAAAATGTCATATTAAACTTAGAACCATCTTCGTCATCAATAGATATTGAAACACCTTTTTCCTTTAAAATTGATGAAGGTTCACAGGATACATATGTTACTTCATAATCCTCATCAGTATTTAAGGTTAGAAGCTTAGAAGACAACGACAAATAACCTTCACCAGAAATAAGCTCCCATTGACCATTAATGAATTGAATGGTATATGAAAAAGCTTCTCTTTCTGGTGAAGGCGTGTTGTGTATCTGTTCAACTTGTGCTTTAATAACCGATAATTGTGAATCAATATAGTTTTTGTTGTTGTTAATATACCTTTGCTGCTCTTTAAGTCGCTTCTTATCCTCTATTTGCCTGTCTTCCGGATCTTGTTCCCCACCATTGAAAGTAAGTTCAGCGCCTTCAGACAAATCTAAAGGATTGTAACTCATCCCTGTAACACGTATACTGTCCTCAAAAACAATACCGCTTTGAACATCAGCAAAAACTTGAATAGTGTCTCCTTTAATAATTTCATCTTCAATTCCTTCTAAAACAGTGTCAATGTATTCATCATAAGTTAAATTATAGCTTACGTTTGCATATGGATTGACTTTCTTTGCGAGTAATTTTTCCATGTCTTCTTTGTTAGTTATTGTGTCGTTGACTACGTCTTCAGCCCAAGAAGGCTTACCTTCAATTAAGTAATCTTTTTCCTCAGGATGTATGTATACTACAGGAGGGAATACGTATTTTTCATCATCGTTCTTAAATGACCTATAAACAGTAATGATATCCCCACGCAACAGGTACATTATGGGATCAGTTTTTTTTGTGTTAGGGTTGGCTGTATCCCTTCCTTTGAATGTGGCTGTAACTTTATAGTCTTTACTGTCCAAACCTCGGATAATATCAAATTCTTGTTCTGTTGGATTGGCATCTTTTTTATAAACAGAAATCGTTTTAGTTGTATCCCCTATTTTGAACTCCCATTTACCTCCCATTTTAGAAACAAGGGTTCTAAATTTAAACCCTGTACCATTAAACGAAAATGTAAACGTAGCTCCTTTTTTCTTGGTATAGTCTCCTTTTAAGGTATCGTCATACTCCCAGCTACCAGTTTTAGAGCTATATGTTATTGATTGATCACCTAAGATATCTTTATCTTCCTTCAATTTCCCAAACCCTTTAACCCTGGTTGTTGTATCATCTTCATTTACTGTGAATTGAAAGGTTTTCATATTGGAAGCTGAATCAAATTTTTTATTAATCACCCTGCCCATTTTTTTGTAGACATAGATAGTCGTGTTATCAGCATCTATTTCAATTCCATATGTGTTTATGATGTCATCCATGAGTTCAAGTGAAGATTTAGAACCGAAATTCTCAAGTTTTTGGGAAGCAATATCCTTTGCATCATCCATTAAAATAAATTTGAATCCACTATCCTTTAAAGCGAAAGATAGAGCTTCATTCAGGCTCTTTTTCCCTTGTATTGTACTTGTGATACGGTTCTTTCTTAAACGAAAAACATAGATATGAGTAGCCGTGACTTCTTTAGTGTATACATCACCTTCTACCTTAGGAGTTACACTGTTGATAAAATAGCGCTGAGATTTATGTTTTACTTCGTCTATAACAATGAAGTTCCTCCCAACCAAGGCGTTGAACGGGATCAAGTTGTTTTCATCTTGTTCAATTGTAAAGGAGATATCCTTTTTACCGTTAATGTCATCATTGAGTTTGGGATCAACATAACAAATTTCATATGATTTGTTTGTCAATCTGTCCAAGACAAACATTTGATTTATCTCGATCACCTCCTAAAGGTAATAAAAATGTGTTATGAATCTAATATCAGAATATGAAGCGTTCTTAATCGTGAAGACATTTCTTCCGGGCTCCAACGGAGGGAACCTCCCATTCTTGGTAGTAACTATGGTCGATCCATTTAAAATGTAATGTTCAAAAAGACTTAATTTATTTTTTTTGGATTGACTCCCTACGAGGGTTACACTTGTTCCATTTGTTTCATTAGCGATAATAATGTCTTTACCTTCTAAATACATTTCAACATTGTATTTAAAATTCATTGGATCTAATGTCTCGTCTCCAAGGTTATAGACAATGAATTTGTTTTTATTCTTAAATTTATAGACTGGATCGTCAATAAGTTCAACATTCATCCCAATATCCCAATGATTATCAATTAAATTTATGTTTTGAGAAGTATTGTAAAGTGATTCCGAGAGACCTTGAATTGCTGTTAATGTGATATCTACTGTTGCCCAAGGTTTATCCTCTTCCTGAACAACTGAAAACGTATCATCACATACAACCAACCATCTTTTATTTGGTTCGTAAGTGTATCCTACATAATAGGGATCTTTTCTTTTAAATAACCTGAATAAATCTCCCCTCAACAGGGAAAATTGTTCCGAATTGCTTACTGAGATATTTAATTTTACAGTTATCTTTCGTTCTTTAAATCTTCCTCTGTTCTTTTTCTTCGGCGTAATAATACCATTACGGAGAGGATGAGTCTTTGTTTTCCTTTCAAAGTCAGCTGATTCAGGTCTAAATGAGCTAAGTGAGACACCTCCAAGGCGCTCACTTAAAAATTTCTCATCTATAATAAGATCATATTCTTCCATCAATTCACCCCTGCTAACAATGCTTTTCTTCCATATCGTTTATTTGACCTTTGATCCATTTTCTTACCAATGGACTGTTCAAAATCAATCGCAACATGCATCCCCTCTTTAATAGAGTTATAAATACCTTTAAGGTAATTGATTTGTTGTTTAAGTTGATTTATCTGAACATCTTGCCTGCTTGTTATTGATTCAATCGAAGGTATACGGGGAGTATTAGAGGACGTATCTAGGCCTAAATCTTTACCTGCTTGTGCCCAGATTCCAATGTTTCGCTCTCTATATTTCGGATCGCTTGTAATTATGTGTTCATCGTAACCACGTTCATTTAACATCGCCAACTTAGAACCACCTGTTCCGGGTGAAGTTCCTCCTGATTCATATCCGACGTAACCTCCACCATTGGCCATTGATTTAAGTCCAGGATGATTCATAATTCCGCCATATCTACTATTGGTATAGTTAATTGCGGCAAGCACTTGGTGAACAGGATTCTTAATGTTTCCATATCCAGGCTCTTTATGAGCATTAAAGGTGCTTGGGATAAATTGCATTAACCCCTGTGACGGGTGTCCAGCTTTGGCGTTGCTGTCCCATAAGTTAATGGAATTGGGGTTACCGCCTGATTCCTGCATTGCTATCGTTTCTAAAGCACCTGCAAATTGAGAGCCTAATCCTTTGATTTTCAATGCTTCAGCTACCCATTTCTTAACTGCAGCTGTACCACCACCACCGAAAAATGTCCCAACTGTATCCATTAAACTGTCTATACCTGTCTTAGCTAGACCGCCTATTGCTTTTAATGGACTGCCGCTTATTTTTGTAAACCAATCAGGAACAATACTGTCTGCAATACCAAACATTCCGGCTGCCTTATCCCATAGGAAACCAGCGCCTTTCATTATCCAGTCAAAATATTGTCCTACCCCTCCTTCATAGCCGGGAAAACCATGGCTTTTTAGAAGTCGCTCTGTTTGCTTATTCGGAAGGACTGAAGTACCTGGGTTTAAGTTGCGGAGCTCTGATCCTTTATTCCCCGATAGATATGTACCAACACCTGGCTCATGAATGAGCTCTCGCCCTTTCTCACCAACAATCGCTAAACCCCCAGAGTGACCCCTATTTGATGTACCACGAGCATAAGCACCCTTTTGAGCACCTCCTAATGAACGACCAGCTGTTTTAGGTGCTGATTTCTTAGACTCTTTTGGTTTTTCAGATTTATCTTCGCCAGAGAAAATCCCTTTAATCCAGCTCCATGCAGATCCAACCTTATCCATCATCATGTCCCAGCCGTTTTTAACATCCCCAGTTTCCTCATCAATTTCATCAGCATGTTCTCCGGCCTGTGCTTTAGCTTCTTTAACTACTTTCTTGTGCATATCTTTAGCTGCCTTAACAGAGTCGTCACGTTGCTTCTTGGCTTCCTTGATCATCTTATCTGCCTGTTCTTTACTTATTGATCCAGTCTCATCTCGCTCTCGGATAATGGCTGCGACAGTTTTATCATACTTCTTTTCAGCTTCTTTAACTGATCCATCACGGGCTTTAATACTATTTTTGATAGTATCTGCAGCTTGACGGGCTGTGATATTAGATGATTCGTTTTTCAATTTACCAAGAATGGCTTTTTGTTCAACTTCACTCTTACTCATCGTTTTAACAGCAGTTGTCATCATTTTGTTTTGAATAGAATTAATTTTCTCTTGTTCAGCCTTAGTTAATGATCGTTTTTCATTGCTTGCCTTATTTAAAATTGACTGAATTTGCTTTTGGTTTTTATCTACTTCTTTTGTCTGTTGACTTTGCTTTTGTTTAACATTGTTTAGAATTGACTCTTGTTCTTTTTTACTCAGTGATTTACTGGATGCCAAAAACGTTCCTAAGGACTTGTAACTTTGATCCCCTTTAGTTTTGATACTTGTTTTGATTTTGTCTCCCATTTGATCAAAGTTTTTAGTGATATTATCAGCTGCTTCCTTGGATACTTTTTGACCTGACCAATTCAACTGATTTAATTGTTCAGTGGCTTTATCGTTTAGGTTTTTGTATGCAAGAACAGACTTTGTTGTAGATTCAGACACCTTATCCCCAAAACTATCTAGCGTAGGTATAGTGTCTTTTTGCATATGTTCATTGAGCTTTATACCAGCTTCAGTTAATAATGTAACACCGGTTATCGCTAAACCAACAGGGCCACCTAATGCACCCAAACCAAGCCTTAATAAACTAGCTCCTCTTGCAACTCCACCTAATCCACTTACTAGCCCTAGTGCTTTTCCTCCTAATCCACCAAATTTCCCTGCTGTTTGTGCAGCTTCTCCTGCCAGTCCTGATGCTGCTTGAGTAGCAGTTTTTGCTTTTCCACCAAACCCAGTAAGATGAGTAGCGGACTTTTTCGCGTTTTCTCCAAAACCAAATAAGCTTTTACCACCTTGGATTATCTCGGGTAAAAACGTTGTTGCTATACCTAAGACTGCTCCCCACTTACCGCCAAAAATAGTCATTGCTCCACCAGCTAAAAGTGAAGCACCTCTTAATTTCCCCATACCTTTTGTGGCACCATTGATTCGGGCATTTGCTCTTTCAACTCTGGATCCAGTTACAGTCGCAGCAGTTCCCAAGGCAGTCATCGAAGCGCTGGTAGTTGCTGATTGAGCACGATAACGCCCCATAGCAGCAATACCATTACTCATAGCGCCTGTAATGCTTCCTACCCCTCTTATCACTGCACCCAACGCAATTGTAAGAGGAGGAACAACAGCTGCTAACCCAGCAATGGCTATGACACTATTACGGCCAGCCGGAGACAGCCCATTCATCCAGTCGGTAAATTTATGAACTGCATCTGAAGCAACTTTAAAGCCTGGTTCAATTGTATCCAACATAACTTCGCCTAATGGAACCAAGGATGCTTGAAGCTCCCTGAAATCTTTGGCAGCACGATCGCTCAAGCTACTTTTTAATGCTTTACCTGCTTTGTCTGTAGCACCTTCCACATTATTAAAGCTGTCAGTAACCTTAGCTAATGCGGATACACCTTTTTGTCCTAAGTCTTCAAATTGAGTTCCCATGATGGCTTGACCAAGTGTGTATGCCTTACTTTTGTTAGACATGCCATCAATATCTTTCATAATAGACGTGAATACTTCGTCTCCGCCTTTACCCGTCTTCTTAAATTCTTTGTAAAGGTTTTGAGTATGCTTGGACAAAGATTTCATTGCATCACCAGCAGAACCGTCAGATAAACGTATGTTCATTTCTTTAACTAAGTCACCGACTTTGTCTAACTGAAATGCACCTGTTTCTGCTCCTGCTTGAAAGATTGAGAACATCTTATTCACTGAGAAATCCGCTGCGGCAAATTGGTTTGAATATTCATTAATTGAGTCTAGGAACTCATCAGAATAATTCAACCCTCGTTGAAAACCTGTTGTAATTAAATCCATTGATTTGTCTACAGATAAGTTGTCAAAAGAGTTCTGCATTGAATTGATAGCCTTTGTGATGTCATTTCCTTCTTCATCAAAAGTCTCGGAAATCACCATCGTATTTTTGGCAACCTCTTTTGTAGTTTCAACTGAAGCTTTTTTTAAGGATTCAATATTATGTCTAACGTTTACAATTGCTGTTTCAGCATCATGTGTACTTTCTCCAAAACCCTGTGTCCAAATATTATTTGCAGCTTTTGAAACTTCTTTAGCTTCTTCACTTGTTAGCCCTAAAGCTGCTTGTATTCTCCCTGTAGATTTTTCAACATCACTTGCAGTTTTTATTGCTACTGCCCCAAGTGTTGTTAAAGGTGCTGTTAATCCAACAGAAGCTACCTTACCAACCTTACTTAAATTATCCCCAAGTTTATTGGCACTGTCTGAAAAATCACTTAGTGCTGCGGAAGTTTTCTTCCATTGAGATTGTTGATATTGTAATTCAGCAGTTGTGTCCTTTAACTGTCTTCCTAACTTGTTATAACGTGCTTGTGCAGTATTTAAAGCAGCTGCAGCTCGTAACGTTTCTTCTGAATACTCACCTTGCGTTTTTACTAATTCATCGTATCTTGCACGCAATTGTTGAACTTTTTGCCCCTGAAGCTGATACATCTTTCCCAGGTTTTCTTGCTTAGCTTTAAGCCCATCTAATGAGTTGCCAAAATCAGCAGTCTGGGAAGCAGTAAGCGTTAATTCACTTCTTACTGCAGCCATAGCTGCATTGATACCTTTTGCTCCTTGGATAACACCTGTGCCATCCATACCGACTGTAGCTACGAAACTTACTAATTCCTCTCTGTTTGCCACGCTTCCACCTCCCTAGAATACTTGATCAATCGGCACCTTTTTAACACTCTTCCATTTCTTTTTCCTTTGTTTAACTGGATCATTTTTCTTGTCTAAAAACTCAATGTAATCATATAGGAATTTGTAGTCCATTCTATGTAAACCTTCAATAGTTGATCCTTTACTCTCTACAAGAAGATCAGTAATTTCAAGCACTTGTTCTATTTGTTCATCAATGGTTAATTGTTTTGGTTTGTTTCCATTGCCTTTGCTATCAACTTTCCCAATTCATCAGCCTGCTTTGATTCCAATTCTTTAATTTCCTCACGTGTTGGATGATTTAATAGTCCAACATAAATAATGTCATAAAAAGTGTCTTTTGCTGTTAGAGCATTAAACCCTTTCTTTAATTCATCTTTTGTAAACTGCTTATCAAATGCCGCTGTGATGAGGGAAAAACGTTTATCAAGTAATTTGTCCATTTCTTCAACGTCATTAGCGTTTACCGTCGCAGCATACTTTTCTAATTCTAAGGCTTTTTTATGCAAAGTCAGTGGTACAAAATCCTGTGTAAATTCTTTATCTTCACCATTAATTCTCAATTTAATTTCAATCATCAAGTTTCCTCCTAATTAAAGAAGGCACCTCTATTAAAAGGTGCCATGAATATTTATTCTTGTGGTTCAATTATGTCTTCAGTTTTATCGAGTGAAGGGGCTTCAATTGCCCCTGTATCAGGGAGTAGTAGTCTTTTCATCTAATTTTTCCAGATCAAATACTTGATCAAAGAAAATTGGTGCAAATTGTGTAGCAAAATCTGCATCATCTGAGTCACCAACAATTTTAAATACTTTGTCATGCTTTCTGTTGACAAACGTACCTTCGATGTCAACTTCTTGGAATTCGGCTTTATCATTTCCTGTTTTCCATTCATCAGATGGTACAGTAAACTTCCCTTTAGTTAACCATACAAGACGCGCATTCCCATTTTCCTTGGTTCCTTTAAATCCAATAGCAACATATGGAGAGATAGCATTTGCTTTGTAAGCAATCACTCCTTTTTTCAATTCAAGCCCTAAAATATCTGCTAACACATCCTGTGGAATCGCAGTGGTACCCATTGTCACCTTAGTATCCCCTGTTTTTTGTTGAACAGCATGAGTTCCATTATCTGCCCATTGTGTAGCAATATCCACTGAGGTATCAACCTTAATATTTTGAAACGGACAAAATGGTTTCACTTCACCATATGTTGGTTTTGCTGATTTTTCATCTGTGATAAGTTTTGCATAAACTAAATCTTCTGCGCCTACAATTGAACTTGTAGTATATGTAGTGTTTGTAGCCATTATTTTTCCTCCTGCAATTTTACTTTTGCTATGTAAGTCATCGCTTTGCGATAAGCGCCTGTGTTTTCCTCATAAAAAGGAGTCACCCCTGTTCGTTTGAACTTGAGTGACTTCATTAATTCATCTATTGCTGTTTGAATAGATGCAATATCGTCCAATGTCCAAAAATCAACTTGCATACTAATATCACTAGCTATAGCTTTATTATCTGTGTAATTGTTATTTATGTTATTTAACTCACAAACTCTTATGTATGGATAAGACATAGGATTTCCTTCTGAATCTTCATCAGGAACAGTCTGCCTATAAATCCTGTCTCCTACTAAATCAGTAACAGCTTTGTCACTCTCAAGTGCCGCCATCACTATTGCTTCCATATCAATCATAGCCCCAGCCCCTTCAATAATTCTTGCCGCATTGCTTCTCTGATTTCCCCTTTAGCTTTTTCCATGGATCTCGACATAAAGGGGTCAGGCGGTTGTTTGGATGTGCCTTTTTCAATAAACCTGGCTCTCCAGTTAGTGTCTTTACCTGGAGCAATAGCAACTTGACGTTTTCCGCCTACCACCTCTACATCAAATACTTCGATATCATCCCTTATGTGCAGGTGATCAATATCAGACACAGGCACTTCACTTTTCATTGATTTCTTTGCGACGTTTCCACCAGCGAGTAAGACATTTTCCTCTACACTGTCGTACCTGTCTCCAATTTCTTTTATTTTTTTCTCAATATCCATATCACCTTCAATTTGTAAAAATGCGCTCATTACACTACTTCCTTACATTGAAGTATGATAGTCTTCTTAGTTTTTAGATCAGGCTTTACTAATTCAATAGTGTACATTTTGCCGTCAAACTCAACTTCATATCCACTTTTGATTTCCACATTTCTTATGTAGGGTATCTTAAATAGAGTTGCATACTCTAAATGAGCAGCGGCTGCTTGAAAGAACATTTTAACTGAGGTATCAATAACTTCAGCCCATGTTTTCGTTTGAAACTCTGTGGTTTTTGTTGGCAGTTTTGTCTTTGGATCTTTTTGATTTAAAACTTTATAAATAGATATTCTTGTATTAAACGTCGCTGGATTCATCTTCTTCACCACCACAAATTGCAGATTGAATAATTAAGGGGGTTATTGATGCTAATGCTTGCCCCATACTTTTCTCAGTCACTCTATATTCTGCAAAAATGCCGGCCACAAGGATGGTTAGATACTCATCCCCATGACCATCAGCGTTTTTTGTGTATTTTTCAGCTGCATTTAAATAAAACGAGAGAAGATCATCCTCGTCTTCATGTTCAATTTTAAGATGTCGCTTTAATTTATCCAGCAGCCTGTGCATCAGTGTTCAACTCCATTTTGTAAACGGAAGGTTCAAATGGAGAATAAACAAGTTGTCCATCATTTAGATTCCAGATTTTAAATCCGATGTGGTTTGTATCTGAATATTTTTCAACTAGTTTAGTAATTTCCATTGTGCCAATAACATCTTGAATGTGGAAATCAGAGAAATCACCGAAATACAAACGTGAAACATCAGGAGTATCACCGTCTACATAATCAGAAACCTCCACAGGGAATCCAATTAAACGATAACCAAACCCATTTTCAATACCTTGATCTGTACGGAGTAGAGGGAATCCATCTGGAGTTTTCAATGTTTCAATATCTGTTAATGCTGAACGGTTAATCAACCAGCGGGCATTCTTAAGCTTCTCAGTCGGTACTGTATTTTTGATCTTGACAAATTTATTGTACATGTCAGTTTCAGTTGTTTTGAAATCCACTGCTTTATTGATTAATGATCCTGGATTGTCAGTTGCACTAAACATAAACTCTGCTTCTTTACGAACATACATCTTCTTAAGTTCATCAATAACAACTTTTTCAACAGGCATATCTGTCATTTGAAGGAGCTTCTTGGTAACAATAATTAGAGCGTCTGTTTCGGAAGGGTTTAGATAAACCTCATCAAAGCCAATATCTGATTCCGGAATTGGATTATCAAGCTTACGTTCATCTTTATGTCTAGAAGCTGTCCCTTTCTTAACAAGGATTGGGAAACCTTGACGACCTTTTGTAGGATGAGTAGTTCCTAATCTCCGTAACGGATTTTCTTGTTGTGCATATGTAATGATCTCTTTAGCAAGAAACTCTGGAACCAGAATGTTACCAGCACCATTTTCAATGCCTAATGCACGGGCTTCAGCTGGACTAATTCTATCAAGTAATAGGTTTGCAAATGCTTTTCGCTGTTCTTGTTCTTTAACATCTTTACGTTTTTGTGTTGTTAAACCCTTCATAATATTACCAACCATAGCATCCCGTTTTTCTCCTGATAAAACAGCACTACGTTGTTCTTCATCTCCTTTACTTTTTTGTTCTTGTTGTTCAGATTGATCAGTTTCTTCTTTACCTTCATCTTTTTGTTCATCATCAACAGTTAGTTTATCTAACTCATCTTTAACACTTTGCAATTCGGCAGTTAAATCTTGAATCTCTTTCTCTAGGGCTTCTACAGCTGATTCTTCAACCTTGTCTCCTTCTAAATCTGAACGAATTTCCTGCATTCTTGCTTCAATTGTTTCTTTTCGTCTTTTTAGGATTTCTGTTAATTTCATTAATTTGTTGCCTCCTGTATTGTTTGGATTAATTTTTGTTTTTTCTTTCGTAGTTCATGATCTTTCTTAGCTTTTTTATAAATTTCTTCCCCTGAACGGAGATGTGCTTCAGTATCTTCATAAGCTGGGATTGCTACAACACTAATTTCAAATAGTTCAACTTCCTTTATAGTCCTTACGTTTGGTTGGGATTCATAATCCCACTCCTCACTAACAATATTGAAGCCAAAACTACATTGATTGATATCACCCCTCTCCATACTCTTTTTCAAATCCGAAACCCATTGAGTATCTGGAGGGGTCACTGTAAATTTAAGACCTTTTTCATCTTCTTCAAGTGATAAAGTCCCGCTCCTAGTACGTCCAAGAACGTAGTCCCAGTTATGATTAAACAACGCTCTGACATCTGATTGATTAGACAAAGCTTTTGAAAACGCTCCAGGAGCTATAACCTCAGTAAAATAACCCCCGATATCTGCAGGGCTATTAAAAACAGCCCCATAACCAGTAATCTGTGGGGCTGTATCTCCTTCATTATTTTGTTGTCTTATTTCCAGCCCATTAATTTGAAAGGTTCTCTGTTCCTTCTTCAGAATTTTCACCTCCTTCCAAGGCTGATTCAGTTACTTTTTCTAACATGTCAAGTCCGATTAAATCTTTACTTATGTAAAGCTTACTTGACTCTTCAGTTCCTAATCGTTCGAATCCAATCATTTCCCTCGAATCATCAGGAGTAGCAATTGAAGTTCGAACTAAATTGTAAGCAATGTCAGTTTTCTGCTTCATTCCAACGTAATCAAGCAAGTTATGCTTAAATTTCACTTTCAAATTGCTGTCTTTACCGAATAAAAGTATGCTTAAGTGTTCCTCAAAGTTTTTAAATATCGGTTTTAGGCAACTATTAAATAATTTCATCATTGCTTGTTCCATATCTTTTTGTTCCAACTTGTCCAACAAATCAATATCAAGTCCAAAATATTTGCCCAAGTCCTTTTTATAGACGTTTAGATATTTTAAAATCTTTTCATCATCAACCGGAGACTCTAATGCTTGAATATCATACCCTTTTCCAAGTGGAATCAACTTTGTTTTATTCGATGTAGGGATCTCTTCTAATTGGTTAAGAATGGCTTTAACTGTTTTATTCTGCATGGTATTTGTTGGAGTTAAATGAGCATCTAATTTAAGCAAAAATGCAATTAGACCGCCCTTCTTATACTTTTCAGTTAATGCACCTTCAGCATTCATTACACCTTCAAGTGTTTCTTTAGCTAATTCAAGAAGACCAACCCCATTAAGATGATTCAACCCAATATTTTTAATGTGACGAATCATGTAATTTGGGATTATTGAACCTGAATATGAAAAACATTCTATTCCAGCTGCTGTTAATTCGTATTGTGTACCTTCCAGTATATGAAGTTGGTTTTTTTGGTCATCATAGAATGGAAATACGTCTCCTCTAAGCAAATACACATTGGTCAGAAGCTTTTTAAATTCAAATCCCGTTAAATAGTCGTTAGGATTATTAAGAGCTTTTAGAGCCTTTTGGCTTCTCCAATCGTTCACCGGCTTACCTGTATACTTATCCTCAACAATAAAGTCTGTCATGGCAATTTGGTCACTAATTAATTTCATTAAGTTATAGGTATCTGATGACTTTAAAATGTTGTCATCGTTAAGAAAATGCCCGTAGGTGAAGTAACTGCTTCCTTCTATATCGAAGCTACGTTTATTGCTAATTTTATTTAGAAAATTTCTTATTAATCCCACTAATTCACCTCCTTATCTATAAAGGTCGTCTAACATTTCGTCGTATTCGTCTTCATTAAAATCTGTAAGCATCATCATGGTTTCTTTGTGAGCTGCAAGGAATGCAGAAAAACCATCTATTTTATTTTTACTCTTATTTTTAGAAGGCCGTTTAAGTCCTTGAGAGTTTTTATCAGCGACTACGTTTTCGGTGCAATACACAAATAACGGGTTATCTGTTTTAATCCTCTCTTCATACATTAGAACTTCAACATCATCAAACGGTGAATTTAATACTGTTGAATATTGTTTAACCTCAACACATTCGACTCCCTCGTTCTCCAAGGCCTCAACTAGTTTCTCAGATAACGCAGGGTCTAAATTCACCTGGAGAACTTCATAATTTCTTGTACATTCAATTATGAAATCTTTAACCATATCCTGATCAATGGTTTTACCAGGGCACAACGTTAAAAAGCCCTTTTCGACCATTTGGCGATAAGGGATTCCTTCTAGCTTCTCTCTAGCTTCTAAATTATGCTCTGGAAGAAAATACATTTGCTTAACCTTTAGAATGGATTTTCCGCTTGAGTCATGTGTTGGGATATTGATTGAAACACAGGTTAAGTCAGTAGTCCTGGCCAAGTCTAAACCTAATACAGCTTGTTCACCAGACAAGTCGCCTAAATCAGTGATAAGTTCTCCTTTATCATCTTCAATCATTCGTTGAACGATATCCTTTTCAAAATATGTTCCAGTTGTTCTTACAAAAATGTTCAGATACTTTGACAGAAATTCATCCTTCCGCTCGGCGCTCATCTGTGCTGTTTTAAACTCACTTTCTACAAAGGTCGGTTGAACACTAATTCCCCAGTTTGGATTTACTTTTTCCCAAACCTTACGATCATCCCACTTATCACCTTTATCAGGCTCTGTTATGTAAGTGAAATAAGACACATCTTCGTCCTCTTCAGATTTATTGGTAAGCAAGCTTTTAGCATAATCATAAATCTGTAAACCAACTGAAGTCGTACCTTTACCGGCAGTTGAAATTATAAACATGAGTGGCTGTAAGCGTGAGCCCATTCCAGATTTCAATACGTCATACATATCTGCATTGTTTTGGGCGTGTACTTCATCGAGGAGAACAAAGTGAGGATTCTTACCGTCTAACCCTTGAGTATTTTTAGACAGAGGAAGAAGACTATTTTCAAATTTCTTATTATCAATCATGTATCTGTAATAAATAGCATTCACATGACCTTTTGGCCCTTTGTAAATCTGAGTATTCAATTTAAGATCAGGGTTGTTCTCAATTGTTGCAGCAATTTGTTTGGCAGCAATGTTAGCTTGTTCAGAATCAGTCGCAGCCGTAAAACACTCTGCACCTACTTCACCGTCTGCATACATAGCATAAGTAGCAGCTCCGGCAGCTAAAACAGTTTTCCCATTTTTACGTGGAATTTGAACATATACCGTTCTAACAGCTCTCACTATATTTCCGAATTCATCTTCTCTATAAAAACCATAAATGTTTGTGAAGATGAATTTCTGCCATAATTCTAATTCAATTGGCTTTCCCGCTAATTTACCTTTAGAATGCTTACAGAATGTTTCTACAAAATCCATGACTTTATTGGCTTCATCAATATCTAACCATATGTCTGACCTTTTTTTCATTCTCTCATAGCGTTCAATTACCTTAATTACTGATTTGCAATGCCTTTTTTTATTCTTCAAGACATAGTCAACATACAAATCAGCGTAGTTCACACCCTTTTCAATCACTTATCAGACCCCCATTTCTTGTTGTAATTATGGAAGCCTTCTGACCTTTTTTGTTTATTAGCATCATCAGTATTCTTATTTTGGATTTTGGGTGTCAGTGATAGCTGTTCTAACAATTTTGCCTTTTTATCATTCCAATCTTTAACCTGCTGAGCTAATGGATGCTTCATTTCATTAGTAGCCCCTGCTTTATTGGTATGAACAGAAGTAGCAGGAAAGCCTTCATCACGCCATTCTTCATACATTTGCGTGTAAATAACATGAGCATCCAGATAAGTTTCAATTAAAGAATCGAACTTAACAATGGATGCTCCTTCTTCTTCCAATATGGACACTATTCTTTTTTTCTCTTTTAATCGTATCTTGTTTAGTTTTTTTGTCCTTGCTGATTTTTGCTGTGGCGTTAGCTCATTCAAACTGACACCCCCCTTACAAATTTTTCACCTTTCGATACACAAGACTCCCCCTACGATATCCCCAAACTAAAAATATTTTTGAAAAATGGATGGGGGGGATTTAATTTTCGTTTCATTTTCAATTTTTGCATGACATTTTGGACAAAGTAGAATTAAGTTTTCCTCATCCAGTTTTAAACTCGGATCTTCTGATATTGGAATAACATGATGAACGTGTGCACTCTTCCCATAAGTGAATTTCTTACACTCTCTGCATCTAGCTCCATCACGTTGATATATGTAATCCCTCATCCCTCGCCAAGCATCTGTCCTATAGAATGACTTATTAGCTGATTGGAACTTACCTTGTCTCTTCTTTTTTCTTTGATGATCCTTACAGTAATAGCTCCCATCTATAGCTAAGTTAACACAGCCATCTCTAATACAGTATCTCACTTTTCATCATCATTCTTTTCATCTTTCTTTTTAGCATCATCTTTCTTCTTTCCTGGTTTAGGGTTAGTGTTATTCTCAACAAATACACTGGCTTTCTTCTTACTATCCCAAACTAATTTGCCATGCGCTGTTTCAATTGTTACTTCACCTTTCGCTCCAAACTTTACACCCATTATTATTACACTCCTTTCCTTTTAGCTTGAATTCTTTGTCGCTTTCTCTTTGAAATCACATCTTCGTATGAATAACCATCAGTATTATTTAAGTGTTTTCTATCTAAAAACAATAACTCACCAAGCCCATACTTGCTATCATCAAACTTCGGTGGGAAGTAAGACGTAGTGAAATCAAACTTAATACATGCTGCTCGTACAAAGTCTAAGCTCTCATCCAACTTCATCTCAAGCATCTCTTTTCTTTTATTAATCTCTTCAAGCTCTTTCTTAATTCTAGGTACATTTTCCTCAAGCTCATAACAAGCAACATCGAAAATCTTTTCTCTGAGTAAGTCCTTCCCCATTACTCAACCACTCCTTTTTTAAAGAACTTATTATCAACAAATAGTTTGTAATCATACACTCCATCACGCTTACACTTTTCCATGGCATTCTGAGTTGCTATATCAACGAGAATGGCTATCTCACTATCAGACAATCTATTACCTTGGTTCTCGTACTCTAATCTTACATATCCATCATCACCGAACTTAGTAACAAGTGAATCCTTAAATTTCTTTTCATTGAAGTTCACATTAATTCCAATCTCAATGAATGAATAGTTTTGTTCAATTGCTTCTAGCCGCATCTTCACGTCTTCCATTGCTTCATTGAAGTTGCTCAGTGTTTGAGATGCTTGTGTTGCATCAACAGTAATTCCTAAATGATTTGTCTTCAATTGGATTCCCTCCTTATACTCACTAACCTTCTCCAATATCTCTTCACGAACAGATTCATCTTTAACCTTATCGTTTAACATCTTCTCAAAAGAGACACTTTTTAAATAGCTCTTATCATACCTAATGAATGTTACCCCTGTGCTATATGGATCAATGGATTCCAAACCGTAATACTCTACTCCATCCCAACCCCACGGTATATATCCAAGATCTGATTGAGCATCTAAATTAAACTTGATACGTAACCGTTTAAATAATTCAGCCTTCTCTTTACTTACCTTTAAACCTTGATAATCAACTGTAAGCTTACCGTTCAACTTTCCTTGACTCATTTACTTCTCCCCTTTTTGCACACGATAAATTTTGTCTAGTAGCGTCCATTGCCATTCATAAAAGTGCTTCCCATTTGCGATCTGACGGAATGAAATGTATTTCTTCTTATTATTCAAGAAAAACAATAAAACTAAGATAAATTTAAAAGGTGATTTTAGAGCCCTCATTCTGTTCACTCTCCTTTCAATCTCCTCCTAAAATAAAAAAAGAGGATAGCGACGTATCCCCATCCCACATGTTGTTTTCTGTCCTTGTTTAGACATTTATAGTCGCTCGCGAATCGACTTCCATTTAATACGTTGTTTATCCCGTTCTTTCTTCTCACCTTCACGCATCCCTCGCCAATAGCCCATAGAAGAGGCTAGAGAAAGAATGGCACAGAACATCCCAAGCCTTAATCCTTCTAATAACAAACCACAGATAAAACACAATGCTGCCATAGTAAGACAAGCAAGAGATTCAGCAATTAATCTATTCATTGTCAAACATCCTCCATATATTTTTCATGTAGAGATAGAGAGTTGCTTTCCTCGATTCTGTTTCACTTGTCATAAACTGTTCAAAATCAACCAACTGCTCATTTTTGATTAAATACTCCCTAAATAGCTGAATACTTTCCTTAGATACGGCATCAAGCGATTCATACAAAGGTTTAAACATTATGCAACACCATGCTTTTTTATTAGGCGTTCTAACTCTTTAATCTCGTCTAACACTTCCATCCGCCGATTAACATAATAATCAAGTTCACTCAAACGTCCGTTAATGAAGAGTAGTGATGTTCGTGCGTTCTGTAAATCTTCTTTCAGTTCTTCAAGAGTGTCATTCATAGACTCATTCTCCCTCACTGTTTAAATGTAAGATGAACTTCTTTAAAGTTTCCAATATGCAAAAGTTCGCTTACTTGGTCTTGAAGCTGCTTGTTTTCTTTACCTAGCTCACGCTTCTCAGCACCATTCTTCCAGTTTTTGATTTTGTCTAAATCCTTGGCCACATGACGTAATAATTCTTCAATCTTATGTACAAATGCAATATCGCTTCCGTATGTATCCTTTTTATCTAATAATGTACGTTCTACATGGTTTAAAGCCTTAATCTTATCTTCAGCAGTCCATTTGCTAATGTATTCTTTAATAGCCCCATACACAGCAAATACACTGTTTTCTCCATCAATAGTTGCTGACATTAATAGGTTTCTTCTCTTCTGAGGTGTTGCGAATCTAACAGCATGGTCAATTTCCTGATCTGTAGCTGTAGGATCAATATAGACTTTATTCTTTCTAATTGAAGGCAGCACATCACGCTTAACCCATCGTTTGAAATCCTTCGCTGTCTTTTTACGACTCGAAAAGATTAATTCATATAGTCCTGACTCATTGATTAAGGTAACTTCTCTAAATTGACCTGCTACACACATTTTGTGTATTAGTTTTTCATCCTCATCAAGTCCTCTAGTTGCAGTATAAGCGTCCCTAAAACCTAAAACGTCACTTACATCCTTAGCAACAAAATATACATCACCTTTAACACTAACTGTTCTTACTTCTTGCCCTTCAAAGTTAAAAATTTGTTCAATGTGATTCAAATTCGTTTTCCTCCAATAATATTATTTGGCGTGCAAGCAGAAAAAGCCCTTCAACCTTAATAGGCGGGCTCATCCTCTTACATCGTCTCAACTAACTATGAAGGCATAACTGTTTGCCAAGCGCATACTCTTTTGAACATGCGGTACAGGGCATCTCACCCCTGCAAAATTCCCTGTTACTCTGTTTGATTCTCGTCTGCCACATCATAGACTGAAAAGTTCCAATTTCCATTCACCCATTAAAAATTAATGAGTCAATGCAGATTAGAATTGTTGATTTGATCTTCTTAAGTTATAATCATAGTTAAAAATGGCGTAAGTATGCTTAAATTTAGAATAAACGAGTGGGATTAAGACTGTTTAAAGGTTTCCCTTCCCACTGAAACGTTCCTTTCCTCCAATGCTCATGTGCACCTGAACACCTTTGGTGGTCTGCAACTACCCAATTGAAAAGCTTAAGGGAGATAGCGTACCGATCTATTGACCAATACGCTGGAGAATAAAAGGAGAAATGTATTTGATCTGGAGGTCATAATAACCCTTCATGTGTAAATTAAGCTTTCGACCTCCCTTAAGCTTTCCCTTATGACGTTTATCTCTGAAACACGGTTGAGCCCAGTCACAGCACGGCTTCAAGCCACCTTCTTCACTAAACTTTTTTCGGCAAAACTGCTATATCGCTTACCAGGAAAGAGATTGACGGGTTTCTAAAAGCGGTAGCAGACTATGTTCCCTTATGACGATTATCCAAAAAAGTGCTATAACATCAGTAATGACAAGGCTTCAAGCCACCTTTTCATAACTACAAAATTCGATGAATCTTCTCTATCCCTTGGGAGAGTAAGGCTGACAGCACTTTCTATTTCGCTACCAGTTGTTTTCTTTTGTTATTCCCTTATGACGATTAACTATAAAGAGGCTGTCAGCTCAGTCGTATCAAGGGTTCAAAGTACTTTTTTGTTGAACTTTTTCCGATGAAATCGCCGAATCCATTGATACGACTGGGTTCAAGGAACTTTTATTACCGTTACATTCATTTCTCTCCCTTATGGCGATTATCTCCCGAACCCCCTTCAGCCCTTACGGGGCAAGGGCTCAGGGCACTTTTCCCATCAATATTTTTCCGACAAAATCGCTGTACCCCTTGGTGGAGTAAGGCTCAGGGCAGTTTCTATTTTTCCTCTTTTGATTTTTCAATTCCCATTAAATACATTTATTGTATATTCTGTCGCTATTCTTCTTCATTCCCTTATGACAATTATCTCGAAATCACCCACGAGCCTATATGTGACAATGGTTCACGGCTCTTTTGCAGCTCATCTTTTTTCGGTAAATCTGCTACACCTGTTGGGAGAGTAGGGTTCATGACACTTTCTAAATGCTAACAGAATCTATTTCCCTTATGGCGATTATCTTTTTTAAAGGATTAATGCTCCAAACGCTTGTGGCACAAGAGAAACAAGAGCGTTGGAATAAATAAGAGTACAAACTCAAGCGGAATTTCTCTTCTTCATCCCCTTAAGGCGATTATCTCAAAAATAGCCATGAAGTCAGATGTACCAAGGGCTAGAGATACTTTTTTGTTGAAATTTTTTCGGTTGAAATCGCTGTACACCGCACCACGTAAGGCGTGAGAGCTGTTTCTATTCTAGGACATTCTCGTTATCCACTCCGATAAATGACGTGCTGTTTTCCTCTGTACCATAACTAGAAAATTTATAAATGTCCTTCAAACCCTTATGTATCAAGGGCTTCAGCGTTTTTCTATTTTATTAACATTTTTAGAGCGAGCCTTTCTCGCCAAGATTCCCTCTACCATAACTAAAAAATAAATATCAGGCTTCAAAACCCTTACCAGTCAACAATTTCAGCGTTTCTAAGTGGTAAAGTCTTGTCTTAAATGTAAAACCATATCATTTGGGGATATACACAATAAGAGTATATATTTATTATTTTATTTATTATAAATATATATATATATATTAATAGTATAATACTTATTAAGTGTATCCCCATTTCGTATGGTTTTACATTATTCATTTAATTTGGCTCTTCATATACTCCCCTTTAGTCATCCTTTTAGCCTTCTCATAAGTAATCATTTTCGTTGTAAATAAGCTGTGATGGTTGACTTTGTATCCATTTGCCTTACGCTCACTCTTTGGTACAGCAATAGACACGACAGGCATATTTAATACTGTCTCAATCATGTTGAATGACTTTAGCACGTCGAGCAACCTTTCAAGTGATGTTTGGGGAATCTTAGTCTCTTTGCTCAGATTTGCAACTGAGACATCATAGCGTCCTTTCTGAGAGCCGTAAATGTCGTTCATATGTCTTAGGTATCCATAGAGATAAAACCCCTTATATCCAATTTTAGAGTTACTGACACAGAACAGAAAAACTTCAAATGGAATTAGATGAAAATCATATGCATCAAAAAACGTTCCGTCTTCATGATTATCTTCATAGCTTTCTCTGCTACGGTAAAACCCCTTAACCGGAAACTTAACTTTAAAGTTTCGTTGATTTTTAAAGTATTCTTCTAACTCAATTCCTTTAAATTCACTAATCATATGAAAGATCGGTTCCGTTACCGGCTTATCCGTTGAAAGCTCTACAGCATAGGGATAATCAGAGACACTTTCTAAGTACCCTATCGCTTCCATTACGCCGTTTTTCTTAATAAGATAGTCATAAGCTTGGGTCTTCTTTCCAACCCCTAGAATCCCCCTTAAAACATCTTGTGTGAGGGCTTCTTTACTTTCTTGATATTTTGCTTGTCGATACAACCAGCTGGTAAGGTAGTAGTAGCTGTAACAAAAAGCAATGTGACTAGCATTTTTGATTGATGGTTCAGACTGTAAGTCTTTAAATATTTCATTTGGTAAGATGTGATTACTCTGCCTTTCACTATATTGCAATAGCGTTTTGATTTCTTCAGATGTCAAATAACATTACTCCTCTGCTTAAAATGATTGCTTAAAATTAATGGCTGCTACTTATTTAGATTATCTAATAGGTCAGTTACCTTATCACTTCTGTAATAGAGCCAAAATATACGATTGCTGGATGATTTACCGGAGCAAATGTAACTGATCCCTTTCTTTTGAAAACGTTTGTGTATATTGAAATCATAGCAAAAATAAAAGTCTTTTCTTGTTATCTCTTGGGTCATTTTCAGCTTCCTTTCTAACGTCGATCTCAATATATTGTGTTTTGTAAAATCAGATAATACAATATACAGAGAGGAGGTGATAATAATGGCAAAAAGCAAAAGTGGGAAATTAGGCAAGAATAAAACATCCAGCCCGAAGACTGCAAAACTTGCATCTGATATCTTACGAGATGGAAGATACGGTAAAAAATCTAAATCATTAGCTGGGTCTGTATTGGCTCAAGCGAGAGGCAAATAAATCCCTAGAAAGGAGGCGAAAGTCTCCTTATACTCCTTTTAAAAAAGACTCATCCATTTTGAACGAGTCGGTTTCTATGATTATCTATTCTGCAATAATTTTCTGTATTTCTCTGTCTCTAAGTCAGAGATCATGTCCCATACAGCAGGGTAATCGTCATAATCTGTTTTAGTCGTTTCTTGGATCTCATTCATAAATTCAATAATTTGATCGTTTAAATCATATTTCTCAATAAACTTTTTCAGAATATCTTCTGTTGTATAGATTTCTTTATAATAAATCTCCCGTTCCAACTTCGGAGGAATGGACGTATTCGCTAACTCCTTAAAAAAATTTGCAGTTTCCTCTAAACTTGCTTTTGAAGATTCAAAAATATTTTTCATCATTCATCACTCCACTTATTTTATTTTTATCCTAATAATATGTATTAAAGATTGGGAATACCTCTTCTCCCGCAGGATTGAATATATGTACTAGGTGTAAGTGAATTTGCAAAAGCAATGGCTTCACTATAATACATCCGTTTGATTTCAGTAGCTTTACTTGGATATTCAAATTCTTTTTTAATAATAGCCCAGAATCTTCTTACGATACGGCGAAAAGCTTTGTTAAAATCGCTATAGCTTAACTCTCCGTAAATCGCTACTACAGCAAGCTTTGTTTTTCGGTGTATAATTTCTTTAAGCTCGCTAAATTGAGCAGAGGACAAGTATACGTTATCTATAACTTCTTTATGTAAAACAACCATTTCATCCTTCAATGATTTAACATCCTCTTTTACTTCCACCATACTGTTGTACATGTCTCTCATAGCTAAAGCCTGATTAACAATACTGTCTAAAGCTCCTGCATTAAAAAGTCCAATTTCATTTCCACCATGATTAATATTTTTCAATAGTATTCCTCCAATTATTTAATGATTTCAGCATCAATGATCTTTCTGTTACCTTTCGGTAAATAGCTTTTCATTTCATAACACCATTCTTCTACTCGCTCAATTGTTTTTCTAAGGTTAGTTACTGCAGTTTCATTTGTTCGACATTCTGTTATAGCGCTTGAATATTTAACGGGTGCCAGTTTATTAGACAAAACAAAATCAACATCTCTCATTAAATCCCCTATTGAAGATACAGATTCGAATTTTCTCCCAAAATCATTTTCAGGTGTAGTTACATTCTTAATTTTGGATTTAAAATCATTGTATTCTTTAACTTTGGCTTCACTTCTGCTCAATTGTTCTTCTAATAATGCAATTTGTTTGTTGTAATTCTCATTTATGTCACTTTTGAAGTTCAGATCACGTTCTAGTTGTTTAACTTGCTTCTTTAATTTTTCAATTGATTCGTAATCTGTGTTATCAATTTGAATTTGTTTATGGACTACTTCAGGCTGCTTTTCCTTTTCTCGTTTTAATTTAGTTTCCAACAAACAATTATCCTCTTCAGCTTTCCTCAACTTAGCTTCAAGCTCTTTGTATTCCTTTAGTGTCTTAACTTCTCCATTTAAGACTGCTTCCTTTGCTTGTTTCTTTGATTCAGTTGATTCTGATGAAGGTTTAGCTATTTCATATGTTAAAGATACAGGTAGGTCTTCTATCAATTCTTTACTGTGACAATTTGTCACAATTAATTCATACCGTTGTATTAACCTACTAACTGCCTTTCTATTGATTCCTATGGACATGCACCATTCTTCAAAACACCCGTATCTATTCTTAGCCAGCATGTCTTGTGCTTCCTTTAGCTCTCTTCCCAGCTCTGTATAAGCTTTACCGACAATCTCACGCATGTTAAATTCTTTTTGTTTAAGGAAATCAGCAGTTGATTGATCGACTAAATCATATTTGAACTCTGTTGATAACTCGTTCGCCATAACATTTCTCCACTTATTTTATTTTTACTCTAAAATGTTTTAAAAAAGTAGGAAAGCCATTTAGACTTTCCCCTATGTAGCTACTACTTAGCCACGACCAATTGTTGCAACTTTAAATACAGTATCTTGCCCTGCAGCAACGTCTTTAACTGCCTGATTCGTAGCATATCCTGCAACAAATAGAGCAACAGCGCCAGCAGCTAATCCAAGTTTAATTTTCATTGACATATCCTCACCTCCTTTCAAGTTCCACGTGGAAACATTTAAATAGTCAATTAAACTGTGATTAATTCAAGAAGAGCCTTATTCTCTCCTAATCTTTCAAGCTCATCCAGAGGCAACTTAATGCAGAATGTATCATCTGATTCTTTAAAATATCTCACAGACTTAAAGAAATACTCCTTACTGTCTGTACAAAGCCCCTTATAGTAGAAGTGAAAGGCTAAGATATTTTTGTTCTGCTCTCTATTCTCCAGGCTTTCAAGGATCCTGAGTGCTTCACTCTTTTTGCCTTGTTTGATCAGTGAGAAGACTACTCCTTGCTGTTCTCCAACCTCTTCAGAATCATGATCAAGGAACTCATTTTTTTCACCATAGTAATTTTCCAGGAAGGATAAAGATCTTCTAAGCTCTTTATAATGAAACTTACCTTCTTCTGTAAAATTCAAACCATGCATAAAGCTTTGCTTAGCTGCTTCATAGTCTGAAAATAAAAGGGTGTTTCCATGAATTAAATAGCCACTTGCAAAGAAATTGTCCGAAATAGCACAGTTAATTGTTAACCCAGCATATAGCTGAGCCTTTTTTAAATCACCGATGCCTAATTCAGCATTAGCTAACATACTTAGCAGTCTGCAACGATACGATGATTTGATGTAGCTTTCTTCTTCAATAATGTCCAGGTCAATTTCATTTCCAACCTCGTACATCAAACGGTATTCTGCAGTCTGTAAACATATAGGGAGAATCATTAAACGTGAAAATACTTTACACTCTGGGGTTTTCAAGTCCATCTTTCCAAACTTTCGTGAAGCTTCAATTCTGTTTATTTCACCTTTCTGAAGCTGTCTATGTATTTGATATACATTTCCAAATTCATTTAGAATTGGATCTATAGAGTAACGGAACTTTTCAATAATACAGTCCATTTCTTCATAATTTTCATTCAAGTCTGCTTGTTCCAAGAGTCTGACTTTTTTGAGTGTGCTTTGTCTGTTTTCATCTTTTAATAGTTTCATTTGTAAATTCCCCCTACCGGCTAATAAATCATCCTTATTTTTTATTTTTGTCTCTATTAACAATATACACCATGTACAGTGTTTAATCAATAAATTTATTTTATTTTTATTCTTATTATTCACTTTTATCTTGCTTGATGCTATCCCATTTCTTGATTAATGACTGGTTGAAACGGTTGTTTTCGAGGATAAATTTAAAATAAATAAGAGAGAAAGTGACCCGGATTTTAATTCCAGGTCACACTCACACCTTGTATTCACTTTATTTTCAGTACGTTTTGATTGCTATAACAACGTTTTTGACATCTCATAATAATGGATTTGGGGTCACACTCAGGTCACACTTCGGGTCACAGTTGGGGCACAATTTGCTCAAATCCCCTCTTGCAATTTGTCGAACTGCTTTAATCAAGATCATAAAATTTCAAATAAAACCTTACACGAAGGAATCGGGGATCGGCAAAACAAAGC